TATTTGATAAACTGAGCATAAAGAATATGCTCAATAGGTACTGCTTCTAAATAATCATATTCTTTCACTCTATTATTAGTCATAATTCCACCTTATTTGTAATCATGCAAAGTTCCACCTTTAGAGATAGAACGTTTACCAACTTTAGGGGCATAATTTTTACAAACCTGACCAGCATTCTTATCATATAATAAAGGAATGCAATCATCGCAAACTCTTGAGAACATCCACTTCGATGGAGAATATTGTTTCTTACCACAATATCTACAAGTGAATGGCAATACTTCAGCTTCATTCATTCTAGAAATACAAGATTCACAGAATGGAACTCTCATAGCATCTGGTTCTATAGAACTTGGGTGTTTACAAATAATACATTGGAACCACCATTTCTTAGCACGAAGAGGAGTTTCTTCTTCATCTAGAATACAGTTCTCAAATGTACAACGTCCATACATATCTCTATGCTTACAAGGTTTATCTATACCTTGTACTAGATATTTACACATCTCTAGTTGTTCTAGAGATTCATTCTGATTATCACCTTTTACTTCTTCATATTGGCTTTTCATATTAAACCACCACCTCTTTCACAAAGAGGAAATACTTTAATCATC